TCTGCAGTATCTTCGATCTCTTTAGTAGTAGACAACATTCCTAATGAATCAAGACACATCATCATAGGTGGTCTTTCTGATTCATCAGTTTCGAGATATTTGTCTAATATAGAAATTGCCTGTTTCCTGAATTCTTGAACTGTCACCACAGGCACGATAACAATTCTATTAGAATCGATTCCTCTGTCTTCAATCATATCTTTACTGATTGCAGATTCAGATTCGAAATAAATTACTGCAGCTTCAGGATTATCTTCTAGGAATTGTTTACACATTCCCAAGGCAAAATAAGTTTTACCTGTTGCAGATTCACCTGCGATTGCAGTGATTTTGTTTTTTGGAAGTCCACCGTGTAGTGAACCTGATAATAATGCATTGAAGACATAACTCCCTGTATCGACAAAAGAGTCTACATCCCCAGCTGCAACACCATCGGAGACGATATTTGCATATTCGTTTCCTGTTGCTTTAACTAAGTCTTTTAAAAATGACATATTCACCTCTCATAATGATATAACCATTATAATATATAGTGAGTTTTTTTACAAGGGGGTTTTATTTCTTTTTTGAAAATTCTTTCATTTTCCTACCATTCCTATTACCAAGGTATCCCTCGATCATAGTCTTGATAGTCTTTACTTGGGCTTCTAAATGAATGATGAAACCGAATATTACTAGAATGATACTGATATAAAATATGTCAAGGAAACCTATAATCATTTCACTTTGTCGATATCTTCCTGAGTAACGACTCCTTTTTCAATGAGTAATGTTCTATGTTGCATATGTTGTTCTTGTATCTCTTCTTTGTTACCACCACCATAATCTACTGCATGATGGTCATCAATCATTTGCTGATTGATAGAGAAATGTACTTCATGTACTGGATGTCCTACATTGTGATATGAGAATAACTCACCAAGGATTCTTCCGAACTTTCCTTTATCATGAGATACTAAGGTTAGAACTTCTGCCTCTTCCATTAATTTCTTTAAATGTTTCTTAGAAGCTTTTCCAAATAATTTTTCTACTTTGTCCCTAGTACGCGATTCGGGTGTATCGATTCCCATTAAGCGGACTCGCTGTTTTTTATAGGTCATTCCAAATCCTAGATCGATGTCGACATCAACGGTGTCGCCGTCTACAACTTTTACTACCTTAACATTATATTCGTACATGTTCTTATTTATTGTAATTGTGTTTTCGATTACTGGTTTTTTTCTCCCAGTGTTCGATTGCTTTACATATGGCCTCCTCTGCCAATACACTACAATGGAGTTTGATCGGTGGTAATTCTAATATCTCTGCAATCTCTTTGTCTTTTATTTGTTTTGCTTCACTGACTGTTTTACCAATCAACATATCAACAAACAAACTGGACGATGCAATTGCAGAACCACATCCGTATGTTTTAAACTTTACATCTTCGATTCTATCGTCTATGTCTAGTTTTAAATCTAGTTTCATGACATCACCACATGCTGGAGCTCCTACCATTCCAGTTGCAACATTCGGGTCGTTGGGGTCAAACCTACCAACTGAATGTTTCTGAGGGTCATTTAGAACATTATTAAATCTGTCTACGACCTTTTTACTGTATGCCATACTTCTATTTATCCAAAAAAGGAGTCTAGACTTGCAACTGGTTCAACATTCCACCCGATTAGACTGATTACGACTTTTAGAGGGTCGACAAAAGCTTTGTCAAATTGCATATCATAATCAATAAAACGGTGTAGGTCTAACTCTCTAGGTAGAACATTCATGAATGAAATGACATTCTCGTTGATCGGATTTGGTGTAGTAAGATAGCTGAATGCAATCTTCTCACCGTTCTTAATCATTTCATATCGTCTATCGATGTTCTTCTTTTTAAGGTGATGATTGTACAACAATGAACCTCTAACATGAATAGGTGTTCCTTTGGAGTAAATATTTGTTGGACAAGCATATTGAACTAAACCTTTACATCCTCTCGGAAATGCAACCTGTTCAGGTGGTAGATTACGAAATTCCTTTCGTGAAGTTTCTACGAATTCCCATAGGTCTTGTTCAGTACCATTCATCACAACCTTAAAAGCTTCTGTGAGTTTAGTTCTAACCCATTGTGGTGTTGATGACTTTGCAGTTTCGATACCCATCATTTTCAGTTTGGGTTCTGCAAGTCTAACTCCCTCGTTGTCGTGGACATTTAGAATGTATCTTTTCTTTGCAGTCCAAATACCACGATCAGCGATCACCTCTCTCCCCATTTCCATCTTGTTTTGAAAGGCATTTGTGTACTCGGATAGTTCATCGAAACCATCTGCAAGTACCTTCTCAAACATACCTTCTGATTTGTTTAAGAAGTCGATGATCTTACCCTTGTCTGTCTCTTCGGGTAAAACCTTCTGAACCAGTTTGTCCATAGTGATATAGACTGAATCAGTATCCATTGCAATCACAAAGTCTTCATCCTCTGTTCCAAGAGTCTTGTTCATGAAGTCATTGATAGTTCTCTCAGACCATTTGATAATCAACTGACCTGATGTAGTGATTGCCTCTGCAAGATCAATAGAGAAGAATGCAAAGTATTGATTTGCCAATGCACCGTAGGCTGAGTTCAGTGCAATCTTACGAACCATCTGATTGTTGTTTGCTCTCTTGATGAGAGTGTCGAGTTCATTTCTTCTTTTACGATCTTTACATGACTCTCGTTCAATCTGATATTCGATCATCTTTTTCTTCCATTGCTTCCTCTCATCATAGAACTTTTCCATGAGTTCAGGAAGGAAACCTTGACGATCTCTTTTGAATTTTGCACCGTTAGGACAAACTGTATTGTTCTGTTGTTTTAGATATGATAGATTACATTCTTTGTTGAGTAATCGATCAATCGATACATCCTCTTTGTATTCTTTTACCATCTTCTCAGGACTGATATTGTACTGCATGATGATATGTGGATACAGTGAGTTCAAGTCAAACGATACCACCCAGTCATGACCACCGACTAACGGGTCTTTGACATAGGCACCTATGATAGGTTTCATCTTGTCATTACCAGTCTTAAGTCTTTGTGGTGGTGTTTGTATATTCTGTTCTTTAAGGAAGTTGTAGATAATGGTTTCCCAATACTTCACCATTCCAAAGGTATCGTTGTAATTACACTTTGCATTGTAACTCATTGCTTGAACGAGTTCGATCAATCCTAGTTTCTCTTCTAGTTCTTCAACCAGTACAGCATCCTGTACATTATACTCAAGAAACTTTGGATAGTCTTGTTTGTAAAGTGTATGTAGATTTCCATACTCTGAATAATCTAATTTACTTTTACCAAGTTCTACATTTGCAATGTGATCTAGTCTGTAGGATTCCTGATTTACGAATGTATGTTTACGATAGAGTTCTAGATAGTCAAGAACATTCACACCGTAGAGATTATAAACCTGTTGTTTCTGATATCCCTGAGAAGTAAACTCACGAACATCTGATTGATTCCATGGTGATAGCTTTTTGTGTTCATCTTCACCAAGGATTCTATCGATACGATTACAAAGATATGTAATATCGAATGAGTTTACATTCCAACCAGTGACAATATCAAAAGACTCTGTTCTCCAATACTTGATGAACTTCATCAGAAGGTTTGCCTCATTGGTACATTCAACATAGATCACATCAGATCGATTATGATTCCATGGGCCGATACCAAATACTACAGTTTCCTTTCCAAATGGTTTGATGGAGATTGCATTGACCTTCTCTCCAGCGATCATTGGTTCAGGGAATCCATCTTCACACTCACACTCGATATCGAGGGATGCAACTTTGATTAGTTTAGGATTGTATTCTATATCACCTTTGAACTTCTCTGCGATATAAGTGTAGATATACTTGTCGTATCCATGGATTTCGAATCCTTCGACACCTGAGTATCTCTCTCGAAACTTTCTTGCACCACCCATAGAGTTTAGATTCACTGCTTCCAGTGATCTACCATCTAATGACTTGAATGCAGTGTCCCCTTTCTTCGAGGGGATGTAGTGATTAGGACGATAAGAAACAGCCATCTTGACTTGTTTCTTACCTTGATATCCTTTGACTAGAATTTTGTCACGGGTTCGACAGACATTTGTATAGAAATCCATTATATAATTATACTAGGGATGGTCTATTCTGTCAATGTAGTTCTATCTGTATATTCTCCAAAATGTTTACGGACTACATCTTTTATGTCTTCATAATGTGCAATCTGTTCCATTTCCTTTTGAATTGTTTCTACATGGTCACCATGCTCTGCAACACCAACTGAGTTCTTGCATTGTACAAGAACATTAATTTTGTGCTTTTCTATCTGACCGTCTGCATGTGCAACAACAGCCTTCAATAAATCATTTGTCATATCTTTGCTCATTATGTCTCCAATACTTGTTGTTGTAACTCAACCGATCTTCGACCAACTTGACCGAACCATCTGCTGTCTTCCATTTGATTTGCCATCTCTTTCCAATTAGATGTAGAAACTGCATACAACATATTTCTAAATTTACCTAATCGATTTGCACCTAAGTTGAAACACATATTAACTAATACATGTTGAATACTTTCAGGTAGTGCATCAAAAACGATATTGTTGTTTTCACATACATGAATCGTTTCTTCGACATGCTTATCAAAATCATCTTCATAGTACATGTCTACTACTTCTTGACTAACTGGAGTTCCAGCTGGTTGACCGTATTCGGGGTCTGACTTCTGAATCAAGTGACCCACGCCTAATGTTAGATATCCTAACGAATCTTCGTATACTTCTAAGACCTCACCTTCGTGTCTTTTAATCTGTTCCTTCAATACTTCTTTGTTCAATTTCTTTATCCCTCTCTATTTGTTCTTGTATTAACTCTACAAGTATGTCGCCCATAAGGTTATTTAGTTCCTCATTTTTTTCTAAGTCTTCTACAGTACCACCTGATGTAGGTAATCTTCTTATAGTTCTCTGAAAGTTTAAATGAGGTTTACCATCTTCGAATTGTACATCACCGTACTGGTAAACTAAACCCTCCCATTCTCCACTGATGATTTCTATCCCAGCATCTTCTTCGTTTGGGTTTTCTACAACCCTATAAACTTCTCTAAATAACTTTGACATAAATCTCGTCTTCAATCTTTAATGAATCTTCAATGGAATTATTTTCTCTAACATTAAGTAAATTAATGTTCGATTGTGCAGCTATCATTTCACCTATGGTATTTATATGACTATGAAAATCTATTTCTACTTCACCTTCTGTTCTTTCACTTAGTCTTCTAAGCTCTTCATTCGAGTCGACTGTTAAAAGAAAAACCTGTGACTCATGATTATCTAATACCCACTGTATTTCTTCACTTCCCCAATGCACATCACATTCTATAATTGTATGTCTATATTTTACAGTGACCTCATTACAAAATTTTTGATACATAGGAATGTAGGCATCTTCTGATGGATGATGAGAAAAAATTGGATAGTGTTGAACATGTAATATATCACCAAATCCATATTCTTTACATTTCCATAATGGTATAGGTTCAAAAACATCTTCTTTTGGATTGGGCAATCTACTAAAAAGGTTTTGTAATAGAGTTGTCTTACCACTACATGGAACACCTGTAATAAGAATAATCATGAAATAATTTTCCTATAAAGTTCATCAGTTATTCTTAGGGAAGTTTCAATGTCTCTGTTGTTGACCACATTTAACCTTCCCATAAGATTAAAATTCTTTTGTATATTGTTTATCTGGCTTCTACGACCTTCTAACCATTTCTCTGTTTGAGTATCTTGTCGTTCTTCGTGTCTTCTTTTCTCTTCATCTGAATCAACTGTTAAAATGTAAACTTCTGATTCATGATTATCTAATACCCATTCTATATCTTCTGCTCTAAAGAATCGATCACCTTCTATAATAGTATGTTTATATCCAATACTGATACCATCACAAAATTCTCTAAAGTGTGGTATTGCACCATATGATAATCTATCTGTACCACCGAATGTTTCTCCTTCGGGATACTGACCACATACTAGAATGTTACCATGTTCCTGACATTTGAATAGAGGCATAGGTTCTACAAGTTTAGGTTCTTCTAAACGAGAGATAAGACCTCTCATCAGGGTTGATTTACCTGAACATGGGACTCCACCAATTAAGAATATCATTTAGAAAAACTCGTCTAGACTTCCATGTTTGTCTTTGTTAGATGGGCCGATAGGATTCTCGGATTTACCACCAATACCTTTTGTTGCAACATGTTCATCACAATATGCAACACACGAAAGTCTTACACCATTTCCTTCGATAGGTGTAACACCATGCAATTCGTTTGAATCTGCAATCAATACATCACCATCATCAGCTTCGATTGCAAGACCATATCTAGGGAAACAAAGGTATGCACCCTTGAAGTCTCCAATCCTGAAAACACACATTGTTGTCAATCCAAATTCTAAATCTTTTCCATCTACATGTGCAGACATTTTTGCAGTACCTTCACTTGAATATCTGTTTGCAGATAAGGCGGTGATAGGTGCGCCCCCGATGTGGTATTTACTTTCAATATACTCGTCTGCAAATGTTCTTTGCTGACGCCACACATCGGGAGCAGCGATCTTTAATGCACCTTCGTTAATTGGTGCAATGTTCTGTAATACTTCCCACTTTGGTTGATTAGATTTCTTTTTCATCCAACCACTAGGATTAATCATTCCTGTAAATCTTCCTCTCTTATATCCTATCAATACAGAATGAATTGCATTTGCTTCTGCAATACGATTGAACTTACCATTCTTTTTAAGTGGATAGTAAGAGTTAGGTGTTCTTAATTTATAATGTACACCTTCGATCAATCCTTTCTTTTTCATTTCTTCATGATCGATTGGGCCTGATGCATTTGCTCTCATAGTTGAAACATCATCAATTGAAAACAATGTATCTTTAATACTCTGATAATTCTCTCCAGTGTATTCACCTTTAACAATATATGCAAGGGGAGCTCTATCTCCTGTAATCGATGCAACTGGTTTACTTACTTTAATTACTTTCTCATCTACTCCTATAGATGATATAACTTCATCGTATGATGATTTGTCTAGGAACTTTCCGTTCCACTTATCGTAGGTTTCTTTGAAACCGTGATCTACTTTTGCAATGTGTTCCATGGTTCTAATATCTGTTTCTTGATTTCTTGGACTAGGTAATACAAGCACAATGGTGCAACCATTAATCCTATCCTTGCACCTTTATCATTGTAATCACCAGTCATCTGATAATCGTTAGGTAGTGACATAAGTCTCACCATTTCTCTCGGTGTATAAATTCTTTTACCGTTGTAATGGAAATGATTACCACCCATAAATTTAGGTTGACATCCTTGTTCAGTCAATGAATGAGCTGGTAAATGTTTTGGAACTATCCTAGACATATAATAAGAATGTTTCTCGTCTTCCGCTGGTATGTGACCCAGTGCAATGTTCTCTTGATACCAAGGTTTAACTATATGGTCACCAATAGAAACATATGCAAGGTTCTCTTTATCTGCAACTCCATCTATCCCTTTACAAGGTGTGCAGTTTGCAAATTTTTCATCGGGATGTTTATCGAATCCATGAACCCAATGACCTTTTGAAGAATCAATCATTGCCTGTTCTAAGTATTTAGCATCTTCGATATTCTCTTCATCACTTTCAAGATCATCGATTGCTTCACCAATACTTGTAAACTGAGTTGATGGTTCAGGAAATATACTTCCCAATGTCATCCATGGTCTACCTATTGCCTCTAGTACATCATCACGAACACCGACCATGAATACTCTTTCTCTCTTTTGAGGTACTCCGTGTTCATGTCCTTTCATGATCTTCCATACAACAGAATAACCTAATGCTTCAAAATCTCTTACCATCTTGTTAAGATGATCTCTTGCATAGTCCATTGATAGACCTTTGACATTTTCACATACGATAACCTTAGGCATGAGATCACCAGCAATTCTGATTTGTTCCCATGTAAGGTCTTCGATGTTTTGTTGTTTCATTCCATATGCAACTTTCTCTTGTTCCCATCCTTCTCTTTTAGTTCCAGCCATAGAGAATGGTGGACAAGGTGGTGAACCATCTAATAGATCAAGTTCATATGGTTTAAGACCAGTAAGTTCCATGATGCCTTTACCAGTCACTTGTTTGATATCTTTACATTCGTGTACAGTGTTAGGGAAGTTCTTTAGATATGTGTCTACATGAATTTGTTGAAACTCATTCATGTATCGAACATCACCACCTGCGAGTTTATATGCACACGATGAACCACCACCGCCTGCAAAAAATGTAATATATGAGAATTCCTTCTTAGAGGAATAGTGTTTTAAATCTTCTAATGTATATTGAAAGTACATAGAACTATGATATCATATACCATAGTCCTATGTAAAGATGGTTTTTGAAATTAACCGACAAACTCGTCACCTTCGTTCCATGCACAACCAGTGAGACCACCAGCTTGTAATCCTTGGAGAGTCCTTAGAACTTCCTGTGCATTTCTTCCAGTGTCTAATGCATTGATTGATGCATGTTGAATGACTCTGTCTTTATCAAAGATGAATGTTGCACGATAACAAACACCATTTTCATCATCTACGATACCTAGTTGATGTGATAGTCCAAGTCCACAATCAGCTGCAAGTGAATGTCTGATAGAACCTATCAACTCATTATCTTGTTTCCATGCTAATTTACAGAACTCGTTATCACCACTGATACCAACAACATTTGCATGATCGACTAAGATATCCATTCCAGCAATTTCTGTTGGACATATGAATGTAAAGTCTTTCGGGTAAAAGTAAACTACAGACCAGTCTTTTTTCAAAGGCGTATATCCTTCATTAACTTCTACATCAACAAATTCGTTGTTTTCATTTATTCCCTTAAGTGTAAAACTTGGGAACTGTTCTCCTACTGATAACATAAACTTCTCCTATAATAGAATAGACTCCCAGTATAACACTAAGAGTCCATTCTGTATAGTGGGTTTATGAAATTTTTATAGAGACTGGTTTATCCTCTTCGGGAATAACCTTCACTAAACTAACAGACAAGATGCCGTCTTTCAACTCTGCAGAATCAATTTCAACATTGTCTGCAAGAGTCCATGATCTCTTGAATGCTCTAGAAGCCAAACCTTTGTGAACGAATTCTTTTTCGGCGTCTTCTACTTTACCCTCAATGATAAGAAGATTCTTCTCTTTAGTAACAGAAACATCTTTTTTACCAAAACCAGCAACTGCAAGTTCAACAATGAAATTTTCATCGTCAACCTTTACAACATTGTAAGGTGGGTAGTTGGGTTGTGAAAGATTAGATAGTCTATCGAGGTCTTCGAAGTATCTATCAAATCCAATTGCGAACGGTCTGAATTGACCAAATATATCTAAATGCGTCATATTTTTCTCCTTTAATTAAGCAAGTTAATATAAATGTAATCCTCAAATGAGCAATTACAATAGTATTTATATATTATATGGGGTCAAATATGAAAATGTCAAGGCCTTTTTATGCAATTTCTTTTTGCTCTATTAACGACTGTCATATTGTTCATGATAACTATAGACATAAGATAATTAATATTTCTCATGTTTTGTTCACTTAATTCTCGACCATTGCGTTCAGCTGTTACTGCTGGGTAAAGTACAACAAACTTTGTTATACCCATTTTCATTACTGAGGGTTGTTCACCCATGATAGGATTAGCTTCATATACACAATCGTATTGTAATCCTTTATAGGTAGAATAGATATCTAGAAGTTGAAGGGTTACGAATGAACCCCATTGAAAATTAGTTACAGGTTCAACAAGTGTATATTGTAACTTTCTCGGATTTGCCCTTGACATTAATTCTGTCGACTTCCACAAATGCTCTGTTTGGACAGCACTGATAAGTTCTTTCCGATAACAACAAGTCCACCCCATCATAATTTCTTGTTTGTCCTTCGAGTCGAGCCCCAAGGTTGACGGCATCTCCAATGACGGAATAGTCAAATCGTACTTCTGAACCCATGTTTCCGACAATACATTCTCCTGTGCTGATACCAATGCCGACATTGATAGGAGGAAGATTGAGAGGAGAAAGTTCTTCATTGAGTTCCTTGGTTGCAATTAATACTTCTTCTGCAGACTTCACCGCGAGGTCTGCATGATCTTTGCAATCCAAAGGAGCATTCCAAAATGCCATGATGCAGTCGCCCATGTATTTGTCGATTGTTCCTCCATTATTTATTATAATCTTGGTTTGGACATCAAGGAATTTGTTTATCAAGTCCACTAATCCCTCGGGGTCATCATTATTCTTATAAGCTTCACTGATCGGAGTGAACCCACATATGTCCATAAAGAGGAATGTCATTTCCTTTCTTTCTCCACCAAGTCTCAATTTTTCAGGGTTTTTAGCCAGTTCATCAACCATGTCAGGAGATAAATATTTTTGGAACTGCATCTTAATTTGTTCTTTGAGTTGATAGGTCTTATAATATTTGTTGAAGGATGCATGTCCAAATACAATCATGGAGGCAATCGATGAGTAGAAAGTATCGAAAAGAACGAGAGATGAAGACCACCAATAGAAACCCCCACCCACCTGAAATCCAACGAAAGTTAAACTCACTAACCCCGCAAAGGTTGTGGGAAGTGTGTAAACCACTGCCAATATTCCTAGAAGGACTGACAGAAGAAGAACGAGAGACAAGAATTCAAGATAGTAGGATTGTTGTATTCGAACTTCTTGCAAGACGGACTGGAGGACTGAGGCTTGAACTTGATGGGGATACATTACACCCACTGGGGTTGAGGATGGATTATTAAGACCCTCTGCAGTTAGACCCCAAACTAATATTTTATTTTGAAGGTCTGACTCTGATAAATCAGCTGCAGATATTCTCTCAAAGTCATACCAGTATGCAATTTGGATATCTGCAGTCGGTGTAGTTTCGATGGGTGTAGATCGACCCATACGAATCCACTCGATTCCAACTTCGGGTGTAACCCTTGTCTGATAATTTTTATGATCTCCAAATGCACGAAGCACTTCCAGTGCAACGGATGGATATATCTGATCGTTTGCAGATACTATAAGTGGTGCAGAACGAATTGTCCCGTCAAAGTTTGGTGTACCTGATACTGATGGAGTTGCAACCGTGACGCCAACACCATATGAATTTGCCATTAGCATCTCAACTGGTGATGCAATGCCTGAAAAGTTCCAAATATGATCTTTAATCTCGCCACCGCCGAAGACCGATGTCCTTACAAACGGTGCAGTACCAGTGTCTTTCTGAATTGTTGGAGCTGCTGAAAGTATCGATAAGCGATTAACTAAACCCTCTGCAAATTTAGCATCTCCGTCAAATCGATCAGGTTCTTTGAATAATTGAGTATATACATGTGTATTGGAATAGTGTGATTCCAACATGATATCTGCATAAATGTTTCTTGGCCATGGATAC